CCCCGTCGGCGGCGGACACGGCCAGGGCGGCGGCCCAGAACCGGTCTGCGTGCCCGTCGGTCTCGCCATCGGAAATCAGCCGCCGGATGCCCGTGGGCCCGACGCGGCTTGTCTTATCCTGAAGCTGGCTCCCGGGTTAGAAGGGAGCCGCTGCCCGGCACCTCAAATATGTCGGGCAGCGGCGGCGGTTGGATCGTAAGTGGCTGGGTCGTAATGGACCGTTCTGCAGTTTGATCGACCGCCGTCTTCGCCCCGGGCCTGAACGGATACGCGTGTGACAAACCACGCATGACAAGCACGTCGCGCAGGATCGAGGCATTGGTGGTGTAGCCCGATACCTGCTCCAGATGGCGCAGGATCGCCAGGCGGCGATGCTTTCGGACGGTGGTGGCGTAGTCGGCCATCAGTGTTTCTCCCTCAGGTGGTCCTCATGGCGGCCGACGATATCCTCGGTGCGCTGAAGACTGTCCTTCATGCCGTCCATCGTTGCGCGCATCGCCCGCATGTCGCCCGCCATCTCGGCGAGCATGATTTCGAGCCGGTGCGTGTCTTTCTGGCCCGGCATCGACTGCACCGTCAGTTCGAGCCGCGAGATGCGCGTCTCGTGATGATCCATCAGCTTGTCCACATCCTTCCGGCGCGTCGCAAAGAACGTGTAGAGCGCCACGAGCAAGGGCAAAAGGACGCCGGCACCCTTCCAGAAGATATCCCAGTCCATCATGCCGGATCGCCCTCCGGCACCTCGATCAGCTCGACCCCGTGGCCGCTGGCCATGACGCAGGACATCCCGTCCGGCTGCGTCATCATGAGCGTCCAGCTTCCAGAGGGCGCGACGAACATCTCGACGAGGCGGCCGCGCCGTGTCAGCGCCCGCATGCGCGGCACCTCGTCATATTCGGCCAGCAGCCCGGCGACCACGTCCGCGCGCGCAAAGCAGGGGCGCGCCGAGGCCGGATATGCGACGCAAGAGCCCGCCAGGGCCAGCAGGATCAGCGCGATCACCCTCATGCCGCAGCCCTCCAGTCCTCGATCGCCGGGTTTTCCGCCTCTTGCGTCGCGGCCAGCGCCACCTCGGCATCCGGGCCGGGATCGGCCACGCCGGGGCTGTCGGGGCGCAAGGCGCGCAGCGTGGCGATGTTGCGCGCCACATCCGGGGCCTGGGCGATGATCCGCGCGGCCTCGCGCTGCATCGAGGCCCCGCGAAACTTGTGCAGCTCGCGCGCGCCGAAGTAAAATGCCACGATCGCGCCCATCAGCGCCCAGAGCGGCTCGGGCACCAGCGCGAGGCCCTGCATCCGCTCGGCGAACCAGATCGGATCTGTCATCGCCGAGGCGAAGAGAAAGATGCAGCCGAACGCCATGGCCGGGCGCGGCAGGCGGTTGAGCCCGTCAATGAACCGCCCCCACGGCCCCTGCACGGACCCGAACTCCGCCGCCATCTGCCGCAGCGCCGCCGCCTGGGTGTCTGCCGCGCGCGCATCAGCGGCTTCGGCGTTGGGGCGGAACACCTCCGCCGTCTCGGCGATCACGTTGCGCCCGCCGCCGAAGATCGCCCCGAATATCGTGCTCAGCCAGCCCATGCCGACACCCTTTCGTTGAACTGTGCCCGCGTCATCCGGTAGCGGGGCGACATGAAATCCTCGGCCCGCCTGATCCAGCCGCCCTTGCCGCCCGACCGGGTGCGCGCGAACTTGCGCAGGGACGGGCGGGCATCTGCCAGCCGCAGGTAATAGTTGCGCCGCGCGATGGCATAGGCGTCGGCGATGTGGTCCGGGGCCGCGTCATGCGCCGCGCGCACCGCGCGCAGGGTGTTTGGGCCGATCACGCCGTCTGCCGTGGCGGCAAACCCCATCTGCGTCACCATCCGCTGGAGTATTTTCACGGCGTTCGCCCCGGCATTGACCTGCATGTCGAACACGCTGGCCTGCAAGGCTTCGGGCAGCGCGTCGATGCGCGGCGCGTGGAAATAGTGCTCGACGAAGATGTCCACCGCCTGCGCCCGCGTCATGCGGCGCACGTCGGCCACGTCCACGTCGCCGTCGAGATCGAGGCCCAGCGCGCGCATCGTGCCGATCGTCACGCCGAAATTCGTCGCCCCGCCCGGATCGTCGGGGTCGTTGACGAAGCCACCCTCGCGGGCGACGATCTCTTCGGCGATCTGTCGGACTGTTTGCATCGGCTTGGCCCCTTTCCCGGTCAGGATAGAGGGGGGCGCGATGCTTATTCAGATGAAGCCTTTCGCATGGCGGCCAGAAGGGGCGGCTCTTCCTCTGCCGCCAGCTCCGCCTTGACCTGCAAAACCCGGCGGGCCGAGACGCCGAACCGGTTGGCCAGCACGTTGACCGCGCAACCCGGGGCCTCGCGCAGCGCCTGGCGCAATCCGTCCCGGGCCCGCGCGCGGGCCGAGGGCACGTCGAGATATTCGCCAGCGTAGCGGTCGGATATCCATCTGGCAATATCGCGCCCCGCCAGCCTCTCCAGAAGGCTGCCGTCGAGGCGCTGGCCGGGAACGTAAAGCCGCATGCCGCCCGCGCGCGACAGAAACCGCTCCACCGCCGCCGCCTCCATCGCGGCGCGCAGATCCTCGACCCATGACGGATCACGTTCCACGCCGGTGCCTGCCTTTCCTGCCGCGCTCCGCGCGGTTGTGGTGCAGAACCGTCACCACGACGCCCGCCGCGATGCGGTAGACAAAGCCGCCGCTGATGACGCCGCCCGCCCCGGCCTCGATCCCCTTGTCCGCCACGCGCCCGATCTCGCGGCGGATTGCCTCGATATCGACGCCCTCGACCCGCTCAAGATAGCGGATCACGGCGTGATCGGTGACGGGGTGCCGGGGCTTTTTCACTCTTTGATCCCCAACTGACGAAGTGGTTTCCGGGCGATCCGTTGGAGATCGCGACACTTCATGAGCCACACGCACCGCGCGCCGTGCTCGTCGGCATCGTTGGCCTCCTCGGCCTCTGCCGACACGGGCGGCGCGGTGCGGCAAATTTCCACAAGCGCGGAAATGAGCATATTTTCCGTCTCTGTCCGGGGCTTTTTCATCGTGCGTGGTCCTCCCAGTCGAAATCGATATCGGCGCGCCGGCCCCACGATTTGAGCGCCTGGATCACATCGTCGATCAGCTTCCACTCGCGCAGCATGTCCACATCCGCCGGGACAGAGCCCCACGTTTTCTCGAACCGCGCCCGGATGAACCTGTTCAGCCCCGCGCGGGACGGATCGCGCAGCGCGCCCGCCTGCCCCAGCTTGCGCCAGAGCACATGGATCATCCGCAGATCGGCGCGCGGGGCGGGTTTGTGGCGCGGAGTGCGGGGCTTGTCCTCGAAGCCGTCCTGCTTGAGCCGGTTGACCACGAGCATCAGCTCGCCGTCGCTCATGTCGCGCAAGCTGGATTTGCCGGTGACGCTCACCTGCAAGTCGCGCCGCGCCTCGTCATCGAGGCCCAGCTGGCGGCAGGCCGCAAAGATCAGTTTGTGGAGGGACCGGTTCATGACGCGGCCCCCCCGGTCAGAGGGGGCCGCGCGGGGTCACTGCTGGGGGCGGAAGTCCTGAAGCGCCTCGCTGGCAGGTTCCAGCCGTTCGTGGATGGTGCGCAGGATGTATTCCATCCCGCGCCGCTCCACCGGCTCGTCGCACATGGACAGCAGGTTGACCACACCCCAGAGGGCCATGGTCGCCTCGTATACCTCGTCGCGCGGATCGGGATCAGGCATCGGGCTGCCCGCCGTAGCGCGCCGCAAGCTGATGATCGAGCAGCCCATTCCGCTCGGCCATTTCGAACGTATCCGTGGCCTTGCCAAGAATGAGCTCCGCGAGCGCGGCGCACGCCTTCTCCACTTCCTCGACGCTTCTGGACGACGCGCCAAGTTGTGTTCCGCAGATATTGGCGAGCGTGACGAGAACGATGCCGGGTTCCCTGTTTATCGTCGGATAGATTGCTTCGCGCACGCGCTCTCGGCATTCGTCGAGGCGTTCGGGCACATCCTTCGGAAGAAACTGCATCGCTCAGCCCTCCGCAAACAGATCTTGCTGCATGCCCATGGGCAGGTGCGGGATCATGCCGAGGCCCCGCATCTCGCGCGCGGCCTGCTCCAGCTTCCACGCCGGATAGCTGGTCTCGCGGCGCATCTCCTCGATGCTCAGGCCGCGCTCCATCCCGTCGAGGATGCGCACGTAGATCGGTTTCTTCACCAGCACATCGCAGCGCAGCTTTTCGACCATGGCCGCCGCGTCTCGGATCGCCTTCGCCTCCTGCTCCGCAAAGGCGCGGTGGATGAGCACCGACATCTTGGCGGCAATCGGCGTCTTGAGAACCCCCGAGAGCGCATAGGCACCGATATGGGTGAAGGCGCGGGCGGGCGCGCGAGACATGCTTGCGGTCACATTCTGTGACCGCAATTGCGCCATCTCCGCCTCCGTGAGGACGAAGGTGAAGTCTGGCGGAAACCGCTCCGGGTTCCGCTTCACGGCCTGATTGACGGCCTTGGTGGTGGAGCCGTAAATCTCTGACGCATCCGCATCGAGGATGAACGGCAGCCGCTCCGGCAGGGTATGAATGCGGGCACGGATGCCCGACAGATCGAACAGGGTTTCGGGGAAAGTCATCTTGGATCGCTCCTTTGGTTACGCTGAGGGCCACGGCCCCCGGGTGTTGAACAGACCGCCAAAGGTCGATCCCCCGCGCTTTTAGGCCGAAGCCCTGGACATAGCGCATTGGTGCTTTCGCACCTCTCTTCGCTGCACGAAGCAGCTCAGGGGCACCCGGAGAGTTATCGCATCTGTGGATGCGCCGTCTCGGGGCGTAACCGCCTTTGGTGTCTGCTGTTCGAACGCTGTTCAAGGCGCTACCGAACGCCACCAGAATGCAGCGGTTCGCATTGATTGTCAAATGCTGGTCTTCGCCCCCCCTGACCCGGCCGGGGAGCGTGCGGGCGAGCACATGGCTCAAGCCCGCCGCTCGACCCGGCCGGTCTGGGGTTTTCACGCTGTCAAAGAGCGCGGGGCGCACAATCGCCCCGGACCCGCAGCATAGCCGACCAGCATCGCGTTTGGGAATGCTGCGCGTCATCTCACACCTTCGCCAGGTCGAGCGGCACCGTCTGCCACGGCGCTTCGGTGTTTGGGCGGTGCTTGACGCGGACGTATGTCGCCTTGCCGACCACGCGCATGGCATCGCGGATGGCGTCCATGGCGCGGTTCCAGCGCGGATCGGCGATGTCGAGCCGCAGCAGCATGAAGATCTCGGCGCGGTTGATCTGGCCTTCCTTGTCGGTGTTGAAGGCGCGGGTGACGATGGCCTGAATTTCCGGGCGGCTGTCGGCGGCCCACTCGTTGAGGCACTCGTCGATCAGGCCCTTGGCGATCTGCAGCTCGGGCCCGAAATCCACCCGGTCCTGCACCTGCACCTGCACCTGGTAGAGCCCGTCATAGGTGGTGAGGGTCTTGTTGCCCTTCGCTCCGCCGACGCGCGTGTCGTATTCCTGCGCGAGGAGCGCCTCGAAATCGCTGATATCGTCGAACGTGTGCTCCTTGAACCGCTGCAGCTGGTCGCTCAGCGCCAGCGCATAGCCCGCGATCTTGCGGACCTGCTCGTCCATCAGCTGATCCTGCGGCTTGACCAGGTCGAGCGGCACCTCGCGGCCCTTGGCATCGAGCATCTTGGCCCGGCCGTTCTCCTCGATGATGCCCGAGGGCACCGGATGGGGGGTGAATTCAGACATTGTCATCTCCTGTTGAAGGGGGGGGTGAAGGGGGCTTTGATCCCACGCCCGAGAGCGCGCAGACGGCGGCCATGGCGGCGATCTCGTCCATCGAGCACAGCGTCGTGCCGCGGCACCCGAGCAGATCGACCTTGGCCACGCCCGAGGCGGCAAGGCGGATCATCTCGTCTTGGGTCCAGCGGGTGATGTCAGGGTCGGTCATTGGTCATTCTCCAGATCATCGAGGATGGCATCGGTCAGCCCGTCGCGGGCGATCACGTTGAGCAGGCGGCCCGCCAGACTGGATGCCGCGATGCCGCGCGCGCTGGCATGGGGGCGCAACCGGTCGAAGAGGTCGGGCTGCACGCCACGAACAAAGGCCCTGCCCTTCGTGCCTGCGCGCAGCGGGCCGCGGGAAAACTGGGGAATGTCCTCGCCCACGCGCCGCAACCAGCTGATGCGCATGTAGACGCGCTGGCGCGACAGGCCGAGACGCTCGGCAATGTCCCCCGGACGCACGCCGCGCAGGGCCAGCGCGCGAATGTCTTCGATCTCCGGATCACGCGAGGCCATCGTCATCCCCCTTGTGCAGCGGGCAGCGGTTGCAGGCCCGATACATCGTCACGTACTGGTGATTGACATTCTGGAACTGGCGGGTGCGTCCGCGCCACTTGCGGCAGACCTGCTTGCCGATCGTGCCCATCACCGGGCATTCGACGCTCTCGCGCATGAAATGCCCGCGCACCAGATCCTCGACCACGCCGGTATCGGCCGGGTAGCGGGCGCGCAGGATGTTCGACACGAGGCTGCCGCTGCGCCCGATTTCCTGCGCCACCTTGTTCTGGCTCGTGCGGTCGCAGGCCAGCGCCAGCGCCTCGACCCAGTCGGGGATGCCCGCGCCCCAGAATTCGCGGGCGGTGTCGAGCGCGCTCATGCCGCACCTCCTTTCGACGGGGCAAAGGCCCCCGTGTTGGGATCGAGGATACCCGCCAGGCGGACGGGCTTCGGCGGGAACGGCCCGCTATCCTCGATCAACTGGTAGATCGCTTCGCGGCGACCGGGGATGGCGGTCTGGCGCACCTTGAGGTGGCCCGACCCGAGCAGCTGGCGGCAATAGGCGCGCGCCTTCTCCACCGAAACCTCGACACCGCCGACATTCGAGCGCGATGCCACGTCGATCGGGCTGAACGTGCCCGCGCGCCGCATCGCGCGCCACATGTTGCCCTCGGGTGTGGCCTCGGCCTCCATGGGCTCCGGATCGACCACGACCTGCAGCTCGCAGTTGCGGTATATTTTGCGGTGCATATCCTTGCGGATACAGGTGACGCGCCCCGCGCGCTCCCATCGGCGCAGGTAACTCTGCGCGGTGTCATCATGGACGCCGACAGCGGCAAGGTCGCTCCAGTGGAACTCGGTCAGACCCTTGACCCGATCCCACGCCCTGCGCTCCATCTCGCTGCGAAAGCCGGTCATGACCGCACCGCCTTTGCATCCCCGGAGAGCGGCACAACCGTGTCGGCGCGCTCAGGTCGCGCCACAGGGCGGAAATCCTCGACCCGCCGCACCGTCGGCGGCTGCCCGGTGGTAAACGGGCGCGCGCCCCAAAGGTCGAGATCGACAGACCTGCGCCCCCGGCCCCTGGCCAGCTCGCGCGCCGAAGCGAGGTTGGTCGCCACCCGGCGGATCGACCCTGCCGAGGCATCGACAATCGCGGAGAGCAGATCATCGGCCACTTCGACGCCCGCCGCGTAGATCGGCACCAGCTTCTCGGCGTCAGACATGTTGCAGGCCAGCGCGGGCTCCCACGCAAGCTGCCGGTTGTGGATGTTCTCCCACCGGGTCAGGTCCTGCGGCAGCTTCTCCTCGCCCACCAGGATCACCGGGGCCTGGCAGCTCTCATAGATGTCGCGCGCCAGCTCGATCATCCGCTTGCGCAGAAGATATTGCGCATCGTCGATGATCAGGGGCCGGTCGCTGCGTGCCAGCTGCGCGCCGATCGCATCGACCATGGCGGCGACGCCGCGCACCGGCGGCAGGCCGATTTCGCGCAGGATTGCCTGCGCCAGATAGGTCGGTGTCCAGCAGTCCTTCACCTGCACGACATGCGCCTGGTACTCGTTGGCGGCTACGGTGACGGCTGTGGTCTTTCCCCAGCCGGACGGGCCGTAAAAGGTGGCCATGCCGGGCAGGCCGAAGGCGCGGCCCTGAACCCGTTCGACGAGGCCGATCAGGGCGGCGACGTTGCGCAACGGTGCGATGGATGGTGTCATGCTGCTCTCCTTTTCTCAGGTTTCCGCGCTGAACCTGCGCTCCATGCGCAAATGCGCCCGGTATTCCGATGATTGCCGGTAGTCGGCCAGCCACTCCGCCTGCGCCTGCGTCAGCGCCTCGCCGGCCTCCATGGCGTGCTCCAGCGCCCGCGCGCGGGCAAACCGCTGCTCGGGATCGTCGTCTTCGCGCGGGGCGTCGCGGCGCTCCTCCAGCCGTGCGATGGTGGCTGAATGCGCGGCCTCGCGCGTGGTATCCTCCGGCGTGGCCGCGCGGCGCTTTGGCGCGGCCTTGTGCGGGGTGACCAGCTGATGCACCTGCGCCTCTGGCAGCGGCGCATCCGGCGGCAATGCCCCGGACCCGCGCAGCCGCGCGGCGAGATCGGAGGCCGAATACGCGCGCGCCGCACGGGCTTCCTCTTTCTGTGCCCGCGCCCAGGCACCGCGCTTGCGCGCATGATCGCGTGCCGCGTCGACGTCGATGAACTTGGCGGCCTCGAGGCATTCCGCATGGCCGAGGTAGCGGCCCTTGAGATCATAAACCTCGATCCCGCCGGCCAGATTGTCCGCGTCGAACCGCGCAACCACCTTTTCGCCCGCGATCCGATACATCCATTCCGACCAGTAGCGCGTCTCGAAGAGCTTCAACTCGCCGTTGTCGCGCTTTGCCCGCAGACCCTCGGCGCGCAACAGCCAAAGCCGCAGCTGCTCCTGCGTCGCGCGGCGGATCGTAGCCTTCGCATATCCCTCGCTGAACACCTCGTTGAAAGACCGGCCCATGGCCACTTCGCTGCGTCGCCCTGGCCTCGCGTTGTGATGCGCGAGCTCTTCCTCCAGAACCGCGCGGAAATCCTCGAGATCGACGGCCCGGCTGCCGTAATTCTCGGGCTTTGCCTCGGGGCTGTTGCCGGTATAGGCCCCGTCGAACGCCGGATGCTTGGCAACCCGGTCGCACAGGTCGCGGAACGCGCGCTCGATCGGCTTGGACTGCCCGGAATAGGGCGTGGCCCAATGCACCTGCACGCCGAGCAGCGGCAAAAGACCCGGAATATCCTCATCCGTGACCTTGAAGCGGAACCGCGTCGGCGTGCCCCCGGTCATCGCCTTAGCCGCAAATTCCCGGCCATTGTCGATCAGCACCGATTGCGGGATGCCGTAGGTCCGGATCAGATCGCCGGTGACCATCTGCACCGTATGGCTGTTGGCGGTATCCGACAGACGCCACGCAAGCAGCTTGCCGGAATAAACGTCCGACCAGACCATCATCTGCGGGCGCACCGGGGCCGTGACGCCGGGCCAGCGCACGAACACGTCGAACTTGTGGTAGTCGCCCTGGACGCATTCAAGCGGGGCCATAAAGGCCTTGCTGCGTTCCTGCGCGGGGTAGAGCCGCCGCAACGCCTCCTCGCCCTTGCGCCACCAGATCGCCGTCGGCTCCGAGACGTTGGCCTTCATCCACCGCCGCACCTGGTGGATCGGCGGCACCGGGCTGTTGCGTTTCTCACCCAGCCAGACACGCGCGGCGCGGTCATAGCAGCTGGTCAGGCTGGGCTGCGACGGGCGCAGCCAGTCGCTGCGCACCAGCGCACAGAATTCATCGTCGAGATCGCCGCGCATTCCCGGGCTCTTGCGCACCGCGCGCCCGTCGATCAGACAGGCCAGCCGGTCGGCGGTGCTCACGCCCTCGACCATGCCCAGCCAGTTCCAGATCGACTTATCGGAGCGATCGATCTTGCGCGCGACCTCATGGACCGCAAGAGAGCGGGTCATGCCAGCCCCCTCCAGCACCTCGACCTGAGAGATGGCCGAAAGCCGCCGCTCGGCCTCGGCCCGCGCCTTGTCGCCCGCCGCGTCATACCGCGCCCAGGCGTCGTCGCTTCCTCGCCGGGTTTTGGGCGTACTGGCCACCGCCATTCCCATCCGCAGCCGGGCTCGCAGGGGCAGCACACTCCAGTGATACTCGATCCCTCCTCCTGCGCCGCGCCGCCGCCGGACCTTTCCCTTCAAGTTTGCCCAGCCTTCACGCTTGGCCATCTCGTTGACCTTGCGCTTGGTGCCGGGCAGGTCCGGCAGGCCGGACGCGGCCAGCTCGGCGGCGCTCCACCATTCCTGTGCGGGGGCCGGGTCGCTCATGCGGCATCCTCCCCGTCAGGCAGGAGGCGCAGCAGCCCCGCGACCTCGGCGGCATTGTCTGCGACGAACTTCCTTCGCGCACCAAGACCGGCGCGGATCCACGCATCGCGCAGCCGCGCCAGATCCCGATCTGCCTCGCTCAGCGGGACCGGGGCCTTGCCCTGCGCGGCCGCATAGACCTTGCGCGCGGCCTTGACCGTCCTGGCCTCCCCGGCGGACAGGCGCGCGATCACGAAACCGCGTTCCTGCGCGTCGATGATCTTGCCAATCTCGGCGATATCCTTGTAGCAAACCCATTTCGGCGAATTGCGCAGGGCATCGATCTCCGGTCGGTCGAGCGACTTAACCCCCCGGATTTGACGGCGCACGGTGCTCTCGTCCTGCCCCGTCAGCGACCCGATCTTGGCGGCGAACGATACGACGGGCACTGTGCCCGTCGTATCCCACCGCTTGGCGATCAGGGCCTCCCCGATGGCCGCGCGGGCCTCCGGATACTTGCGCTCATAGGCGTTCTTGTACTCCAGCAGGAACACCGCCCGGTCTACGGGCTTCATCTCGGCACGCGCCAGATTGCGCTCGATTTCCATCAGCCTGGCATCCGCATCCGACCCCTCGTAAATCGAGGCCAGGATCGTTGCGTGGCCAAGCTGTCGCTGAGCCGCGACACGGTGCGCGCCGTCGATCAGACGAAAACGCACCACCCCGTCACGGCGCACCCGGCGCACATCGATAGGGTCCGTGGTAGCCCCGCCCTCGTTGATCGTCATCAGGATCGCCGACACGCCCATCTCATCGACCGGGCGCAGCCGGTCCTCGACAATGATGTCGTCCAGCGCCATCTCGCGCGTCTCGATCAGGCGCAGTTCACTCATCGCCGCCTCCGGCGATGTCGCGTCCTGTCATGTAGTCGATATGCGCGGCCAGACATGTCGCCATGGTCAGCGCGTCGTAGTCCATCTCGCCCTGAGACTTCATCCACGCATCGTGGTCGAAATCATCATTGCCGGTTGCCAGCCAATGCAGATCATCCAGCAGGAGATGCACGAAATCCGCGCGCATCTGACATAAATACCTTGCCCTCTGCACATAGCGCATCGCCGTTTCCGGGTCGCCATGTTCCAGCGCCGACTTGGCAAGAGCGGCAAACTCCGCGATTTTGGCGGCGATAACACCGATGTTATCAATGTCTTCGATGGCAGATGCCTGCTCATCATCGCAGGTATCTCGCTCAAAAGGACCGTTTTTCATTATTCTCATCCCACATGCTCATCCTCCCAGGACCAAACCGCCGAACAGCAGCACGAACAGCGCCACCCCGCCCAGCACGTCGCCGATGATCGAAAAGACGCCGGGATCGGCGCGGCCCGACCGGCGCAGGCCCCGCAGGCGGGCGTTGAAACGGCGTCTCATCGCGGCACCCGCCGCTCGTGATCGCGCAGGAACTGCTCGCGGCGGATCGCCAGATGCTGCTCTTCCGACAGCCGCGACAGCCGCATCAGCGACAGCGCGCAGTTCGGATCGTCGATATCGCGGACAAGCTGCAACGCCAGCGCCACCCGCTGCACCTGCGGGACAAGCTCGATTTCCGACGCAAGCTGCCCGGCATCGGGGACAAGATCACTGATCCGCATGGCTCTCTCCTTGATAAATCACCGGCGCGGGCCGCAGCGCCGACACCACGATCAGCGCGCCGATCCCGGCCCAGACCGCGCCGGCCAGGACCATCGCGATCACCAGCCCCGCCCCCTGCGGCAGCCGCCCCTCTGGATCGCGCCGCGCGCTCATGACAACGCCCCCATCGCGCGGGCGAGGCTCGACCCCCCGCCCGCGCGCGCCCTACCATCGGCGGGGGATACAAACCGACGGAGGGAACCGTGATGTCCGATCTGGACTATCTTGACCGCTACATTTTGGAGGCCGAGGCGCATGCTAACGAACTCCTTGCGATTTACGATGAACACGCCCGGCATGAGATGGCCGTGGTTCTCCATGAGGAGTGGGAAACCTTTGGCCAAGACGTTCTATCGCCCGCCGCGCCTCGGCTTCGTCAAGCTCTGGTCTTCCTTGGAGAAGGGCCGACAGCTCGGCATCGTCGCCTGACAAGGCTGGACCGTCTTCCGGCGCGCCTTCTGTGGCTTCGAACTCGGGTTCTGGCGCTTCGGTCAGCCACCGCGCTGCGCCAAGCTGCGCGCGTTGCAGACGTGAGGGGCAAGAAATACCGTCCAGCCGTTCGACATGTTGCGACAGCCATTTCTCCAGCTCCGGCCCCATTAACAGCG